AACCTCATCTGGAACTGGAGCAGGTAATTCTTTTGCTTCAGCTATATCTGCCTGTAATGTAAACCACATACCACATAAAGTTGCTATTAACGCAGCTATACCACCTAAAGTTTTTAAACTTACTTTAAAACTAGTATCTTCATTTAATTCTTTTGCCATTATATTTCAAATCCAAAGTTTAACACTATACATCTATGTTCTATACCAGGATTACAATATAATTCTAATATAGTTAATCTACCTATTCGTATAGATACATTATAGATGTTATCTTTTTTATTTCCTTTTTTCCAACTGTTTATCCAATTCATGCCTTACAACATTTATCGCCCGCATCACATACTTCAGGCTTTGTACATAAATTAAAACACACTAATCCAAACGTTATAGCTTGAATCCATTTACAAAATTTTTCTTTCATAGTTTTATCTTATTATATAATTAATTCCAAATTTAAAGTCATACCACTCTCTGTTCCAATACTTATTGTATTTTCCTTCTACAAAATATCCTAATTGTTTATCTACTTTTATACCATAAATTAAACCTGCAGAATAGTCATACCATTGCTCATCTTCAATATAATTGTGATATGAAAATTCACTACCATCATTATAATGCCAAGGCATTAAATTACCCCACGCATGTAACCATGTGTTTTTGTTATATTGATAATAATCAAAGCCTACAACTACAGAGTGCTGTATAACATTTTTTAATTCATTTCTTTTCTTTTCTGTATAGTTTGCTAATACTTGTGGTATAACAATTTCTTTCCATACCTCAGCGCTATTAGCTACTACATTGCCACTAGGGTCTTTATATTCATTATTAGCTACATCTATTGTGTAACCTTCTTGTATTGCTAAATACGTATAATGTAAATTACCATTTGATAACATCCATTCAGCTAGCGGATCATAACCATACGGCTCTGCTAACCTGTGAGCTGCCCCTATACTAAATGATAGGTCTCTAGTATGCTTATATCTATATCTTTCTGATAACTCAAAATACTCTACATCTGCAAACCCATCTTTTAAATATTCTACTTTTGCTGCAAAATGATCTACACATAGTGGACCATCACAATCGTCATCAGAACTATATCTAATAAAATGGTGTTGGTCAATATAATCTAAACCTTGCTGTCTAGCGTAGTCTATTTCAAATAGATACTCAAAACCTTGCACCTTACCTACAGTAGCAGCATCTGTATAATTAGACTCTGTACCATTGTAAAAAGTATTTGCTCTATTTTCATACCCAAACCTAGCTATTTTTCTTATACCTATAGTCATAGAGTAATCATATGGTGTTTCTATAGTTGATGTAGTTAATCCATCTAAAATAGAAAATTGTTTTACATCAGAAACAGAAGTACCTCCGTTTACTGCTCCATATATTGTAGCAAACTTTAATTGGTTTTGTAATATATCATTTAAATTGTACTCATATCCTTTGTATGAAAAAGATTGACTACAGCATTTTTTAGGTGCTACACAAGCTCCTAAAATAAGTAATAATATTATTAATAATTTTTTCATATTAAAAAGGTGCGTCTGCACTTGTATCTAAATCTACATCTCCATTTTTTGTAAAGTCATGCCCATTAGGACCATGGTCTAAATGCCCATTTGCATCGTCTAAAGGCCACCACGCAACTACATTATTGTGAGCTGCATATGTTGTAGTTTGAAATCTAGGATCTCTATGAGCAGCCCCACCTGCGTACAAATAAGTAACTTCATCTGCTGTTAATTCTTTATTATACAATATACACTGCATCATAATACCTGCAAAATCATATCCTGTTTGGCTGTCCTGAAGTGATCCTAACCTAAAAGGTGAACCTGAATTTACCATATCTCCTCTATCTGGTTGAGAGGAACCACCAGTACTATAACCTGTTAAAGCAGTACCATTTTTATAAAACGTCCAGTCTCCTGTCTCACCACTAAATGTTATTGCCCAGTGAGTCCAATTTACATTACCCTGATTAGTCTTCTGTACACGGTCATAATTAGTAGTACCACCTACTGGTGCATATGTATCTGCTATCAAAACTTTAGCTGTAAAAAGCACTCTGTACTCATAATTAGAAGCAGCTGCTTTAGATATTATTCCGTAACTACCAGTAGCTACATCCATTTTTATCCATCCCACCCAACTAAAAGGACTGTCTGGATTTGATCCTGAAGGAGTAGCAAATGAAAAATCATCATGATCTGCCACAGATAAACTATCACCAGTGCCATCAAAATGAAATCCTCTATCGTTTTGTATACTTGCGTTTACAAAAACTGGAAGAGCTGGCACTATGCCACTTTTAATTCTACTTAGTCCTAGTCCTAACATTATTTTGCTTTATATAATATATAAGTTTCTGAAGCGCCTGCAGTTATTGCTGTAATATCTCCATATATAACAGTTCCTGCTTTGTGTGCTACACTAGTTACTGTTGTTGAATTAGATATTGTTAATGTTGTAGGAGTACAATCTGTAACAAACTGTACTGCAAAATATGTTCCAGAGTCTACTGATTGTGCAGCAGTACCTGTAACCATTACTACACCATGTACACCTAACCCTTTGTTAAGAGCTACTGCACTGTCTTGTAAAAACGATTCTGATATTGTTCTTATAGCCATTATTTTATTATTTTTATTATTTTGTTAATTTGAGCTGCTGATATATCTTCTGGTAAAACCTCTTCTGAAATAATGTCTAATTTTACTTTTACTTTTTCTTTCATCATTTCTTCTACTTTAGCCATTTGATCTCTTCTAGCTTCAACTAATTCTTTATTTTCTTCTTCTATTTTATTAATTTGGTCTTTAGCGTCTGGCTCGTTCTTATTAGCAATTTCATTTACTTTTTGAGCTACTTCTAAAAATTTAGGATCTGGCGCACCAGCATCTTCCAAATCTTTTAGTTTTTCTTTTAGTGTAGAAATATTTTTACTTACTACTAAACTAAAATCTTTACCTTTTAATTCTTGAACTCCAAACAATCCATTTATAATTGTTACTAGTTCTCCTTTTGTTGCATTAATTGTTTTTGTCATTTGTCTATTTATTTATTGGTTAATATTAACTATTGTTTATCACTAAAAAGTGAATTCTATTTGCTGTGGCTGATGTTGTTCCAGTAGCCGCTGGATTGTGTATACTAATTACACAAGACCCATTAGTAACAGAAACTAAAGCACAAGTAAGTTGTGCATTATTAGTTGTGTTAGCATCTTGCATTGTAAGTAATATAACAGAGTCTGATTTTATTGTACTGTTTGTAAATGTAAACTCTGCATTAGTTGCTGCACCTAAACCTGTTGCAGATAATGTCATTATACCTGAAGTTGCATTAATTTCAACTCCATTAGTAAGAGCTCCTGCACTTTGTGTTCCTGTACCACTACCTGTATGTATAATACCTTTAAGTGCTTCTGTAATTACTAAATTACCTTTACCTACTGTTACATTAGGATTAGCACTACCTCCAGTTATTGTTAAACTTTCTACTTCATTTCCTGATCCATCAGATACAAAGTTTTTAATTGCTCCAGCAGATCCAGATCCTGCTTCATCCCCTCCGTATAATTTTAAATCACCTCCATTGTGATTACCACTAGTAGAGGATCCAGCTTTTAAATGTAAGTCTCCAGCATTAGCTCCAGCAGCACTACCTGCCTCAAGAGATAAATTTACACCCGCAGAACCAGATCTAGATTTTGGTTTTATAGTTGGAGCTGTGTCTTCAGCAAAAGTAAGACTACCTTTTATATTTAAAGCTGCGTCAAAAAACGCTGTAGGAGTATCTTCCCCTATAAATACTTTACCATCTGCATCTACTGTTAAACCTTCTTTATTTCCATTACCACTAATCCAACTTGCTCCTGCTCCTGCATTTAAATTAATATCATATGTACTACAATCTAAATCAGCTGCTAATGTTGATAAAGAAGCATCTAATTTTAAAACTCCTGCACTAGATACATCTAAAGTTAAATTATCACCTGCATCAAGAGTAGACCATGCTGGTATTCCTGTAGTTGAATTATGAACTAATATCTGTCCATTTACACTACTTGCTGCTGCCGCTATTGAGTCTGCAGCATCTGCATAAAGTATTGCACCTTTTGCTATTGTAGATAAACCTGTACCTCCGTTTATAACCGGGTTTTCTCCAGTTATTGATCCTGTAAAATCCATTCCTGACATAAAACCTGCAGTAGCGTTATTACATAAACTTAAGTCTATACCAGCTTCTAATACAGTTAATTCTACATTGTTTGAAGATGTAGCTACAGTTAATAATCCAGTATCTCCTGATTTTATTCCTTTAAAATTTAACTGGTTACCATTTGTAACACTTACCCATATACTTTCACTACTAGAACCTAGTGTGCTAAAAGTTGGGAATAAAGAAGACACTTGTAGTTTTGCAGGTAATCTACTAGAAGAGCTTGCTATTTCTAAAAAATGATTACTATCTATGCTTGTTTTTGCTAGTGTTTGTAAATCATATATTTGTCTATTTGTTGCCATATTTTATATTATTTTTATGCCATTCCATACCCTCCAGTACCAGTTCTTCCTGGGCCTTCGTTGCTTGAAGTACTTGTACCCGATGAACTACTGCTAGAGCTTGAAGATGATCTTTGTTCTCTTTTTGTTCTTATATCTATTTTACAGTCTCTACAATGTTCGTTGACAAAGTTAATAAAATTATCGTAATAATTTTGTTTAGTCTGAATACTAACTCTACCATAGTCAAGACATTGGCTGTAATGTTGTATTTTTTTCGTTGGACATCCTTGATGCATACCGTTAGGATTATTACTTCCAAAAGGTATTGTAGTTAATGTCCATATTGTTCCATTTAGCCATTGTGCTAATGGGTGCCCTACAGGAAGCTCAAACTTAACTACATCTCCTACAAAAGACACATTATGTGGTGGATTAGTATTTGGAACATTACCAAACCACCCGTTAGGGAAACCATCATAAGCTGTAATAGTTGTTCCTTCACCTGGATTTATTATACTTGCCCCAACATGACCTGGGTCATGATTCAATCCTGTACTTGGCCCTCCTGTTACCCATAAATCATTACAATCTGTAACTACAGATGGAGGTGGTGTGCCTATGTCTGCACAATTAAATATACAAGACAATTCTTCTTGCATAAATAAATAATTAATTAAAATTAATTTCCATTTATTCATTAGTGTACAGTCATCTGTTAATCCTATCCTGTAATCTCTAAGATATTCAGATCCTTTTTTAACTATACATGCTTTAAGCGTTAATACATCATCTGGAAAAGTTCCAGGTACACATGGGCTTGGTGGAGGTGTTACATAATCACATTGTGCAGGAGTATTTGCATTTGGATTAAAATTAGATGCATTAGGATCTAAACACCCTTCTACCTGACAACAACAATCACATATTGCTAATGCGTTGTAATTTGTTGCGTTAGGATCTGTACATCCAACTAATGGAGATGTACTATCTATTGTAAATAATAAAGTAGTTTTACATCCAAAACTATCTGTCACAATTACTGAATAGTTTCCTCTTGATAAGAAACTATATGTATTTGATGTTGTTGATCCCGCATATGTTGTAGGGTCTTCATATATAAGAATTGTTCCTGTGTTATCATATATGGACATAGTCCAAGTTTGTGCTCCATTAAGTAAATTTACAGCTACAGTTAAAGTACCATCACCATTAAAGTTATCACAATCTCCTGTCTCATCTGTAGTAGAAGTCTCAACACTATTAGGAGTATTACAAGGTAATATACAACAACTATTATCAGGACCGATAATCTGTGATGGAGGATAGAAGTTTTGGTTACAACAATTTTGATATTGGTTTGTTGCCATAAAATCTAAACAAGCTGTATATGTACATGATCCATCATCTATTGTTGCTGTAGCGTCGTAATTAGTAGCACAAGAATCAGTACAACCATATATTGTTGGTGGTGTACAATAACTATTACAACAACCAATACCATTTAAACAATTATATGGTCCAGGAGTATATCCTGTAAATGTACCTTGCCAAGGATCATAACATTGTCCTGTTGCTTGATCACAATCATAAGTAGGGTAAGCACACGGTCCAGGACACTCAGCAGTTGGATCAAAATTATGTGCAGCAGGATCAGTACATCCAGTTGGCGGTAATAAAAAATTACCAAACTTCTCTTCAATACAAGTATTATTTCCGTTTGTAGTTACAGCTACAATTCTTACTCTGTAAAAACCGTCTGCATTAAACCAGTTTGCTGATGTGGTATTGTTACCTGCAGTACAATATATTGGAACAACAGTGCTAGTTACTAACCCTAAACTATAACTACCTAATGGTGTATAATTTGCTCCAGTTGCACTATATTCCCAAGTAACTGTAACATTTCTATCATGATCATTACATATTACGCTACTTTCTAATATTGGTGAACATTTATCACCTGCTGAAGGAAGAGGTGCAGTTAAAGTACAGCATGTTAAAACTCCTGTACATAAATTAATATCTGGATCTCTTAGTGCAGGGTCATTTGGTAAAGCGTCATATTCTGAATTAAAAATATCATCACAAACTTTTGCTTTTACTGTTGCATGCCATTCTGTAAAACAATTTTCTAATGTGCTTGTACTATTAGAATCTACATATGTTACCCTTATTGTATAATAACCATAAGCCAGTCCTGTAAAAGTAGTAGCAGCAAATGTTACAACATCTAATGTTCCTGCATTTACTGTTGAAATTAAAGTTCCAGTACCACTAGGTTGACCAGGTCCTGATGTTTTATATAATTTTAATTCAAACTTAGAATTAGAATCCTGATCCATTAAATTGTAATAAGCTGCTATAGGTGTTGCTGATACAGCTAAAGTACCATCACTATTATGAACACCTGTACCTGTATTTAGTGTAGCAGAAGTTGCACTTGCTTGTAAACTATCAAATAAAGGTGTTGCATTAGTTCCATTTGGATCAACTAAAAGACCTGTAGTAGAATCACATAAAACACACGATCCATCATCTATTACTGCAGCAGGATTATAGTTTACTGCTGTATTATTAGTACACCCTGATGGTGCAGTTGTATTTTGATCAATAACAATTTGTGAACACTCTGTACATCCCAAATCATCTGTTATACATACATTGTAATAAGGATTTGCAATACTGTTTGGAGCTAAAGCGCCGTGCTGCCCATAAAAGCCTGATGAAAATACTAAATTTACATTATTAGCCGCTGCAGTAGCATTAACAGGATTCACTAAAGTAGAATCAACTAATGTAAACTCTGTTACATCTATACTAACAGTTCCTTGTGTAATTTGTCCTACAAATGTATTAGCTGGTATACCTGGACCAGAAACTTGCATGTGAGGTTTAATTAAAACACTAGAATCACAGGTAACTTTATTTGCTGTACCTGTAGTTGTATTTGTATCACAAGTATTATCATTAAATGTTATTCCTCCCGCAGGAGCCTGATTACTTACAACTACACCGTTTGCATCACTAATTATAACAGTGTACATACTTCCACTGCTAAACTGTGTACCAGTTGCAGGGGTAAATACAGTACCATTTTGTGTAGTTGACCAAACTATTAAACCATCATTAGTATTATAAGAGGCATCAAAACCTGTTACATGTATAGTTAAATCACAAGCTGTACAACAACTAGGTGTGTGAGTAAAAGCGGATAATCCGGCTTGATAATTAGCTCCCCCTGGTAAATCTGATGTAGGTATTGTGTTACCAGAACAATCTTTTCCTGTTGTTGTATAATGACTAGGATTGCCAGGATTATCACAAACTCTATATCGTCTTACAGTTGGTCCTGGCTGACAGCTAGTAATATTTTCTGCATAATAAACTGTATTTACAAATAAATAGGCAGCTTGGTTTACTAATTGTATATTATCATAAAGTGTGCTATATGCTGTAGGATCTGCGCCTGTTTCGTTTGTATCATACCAAGTGTCTGTTCCTAGGTTTGTATAATTAGTTTCAAACCATGAACGATCTTTTCCATTTATTTGAGTATGTCTTGGATTAGTATTGCTTCCAGCTGTATCATGAAACATTATATCTAGTCTCTTAAATACTTGCTTTGCAGTCTGAGCTTGATCTGGTGTAACAAGACCATTAGTTCCTAATAGTATTGCTAATGGATCTCCCCAAGGAGAATCTATATTATTTATTAATTGAATAGGATTTCCGGCCATTGGGTTGAAAGGATCTTGTTGATACCTTGTAAAGAGACCGGCTTCTATAAAAGAGTTGCTAGGATCTGTAAATCCTTTATATCTTGTAAGTATGTTAAAATCTACAATAGTTGCAAGACCATTAAGTCTATTTGTACCTTTAGAATACCAATCTGTATTAAACTCACTAGCTGTTTCACATCCACGAGTTTGATGAATAACATCTAATGAAGCCCCAAAAGGAACTAACTGCCCATCATAGTTACCTATTTGTTGTCTATATCTAGTACCTACAGGTACAAGTATAGGACCATTATCACCTGGAAAACCTTGATTTGTAAAATACTCAATATGTCCTGAAGCAAATGTTACTTTTACATCTACCTCAAAAGTACCATGAGTTGCAACAATATTACCATATCCTGGAGCTGCAACAAATGCGTTATATGCATATCTTATTTCAAATCTGCCTTCTGCAGCAATATCTACTATAGAAAAGTTTTGTTGTATTGGACTTGTATTACCACTCCACTGATTACTAATATATGGAGTAATATCTTCTACTTGAATAACTGCATCCCAAGGAGAACCGTTTTGTGGTTTTTTTACAATACTTATAATTGCAGCATCTTCCGAATTGTATGACGGATCGCCAAATAAATCATTTAAAGCATATCTATTATATGATTGTATAGAAATCCAACGTCTACCTGTTGTTGAAGATTGTACTATAGGGACAGTAGGATTTGATAATTCAGAGCCTGAAGCAAACCCATCTCTTGGTAAATTAGCTTCATAAACTAACCCAGCAGTAGTTTTAGGATTTTGAGGGTTTGTATATCTTGGTGTAACAATTCTTAATACAGATCTTTCAGGACCCCTTGGCTTTAATAGATTTTCTAATTCTTCATATACTATTCTTTCTCTCTCCTCCTGCTCTCTGCTTATTTCTTCATCAGAAGCATAAATATCTCTAATTTCAGTATATTCAGCTGAAAGCCTACGAGCTAGCTCTGCCTCATCTGCCTCTTTGTCCCTATCATATTCGTAAATGTCTCTTTCGTCTGCCATTTATATTTTTAGTGTTAGCATTCACAACCACAACTGTTGTCACAAATTTCTCTTGCTTTTTTATATTTTGCTGCTATCTCTTGATAATATGCACCACTCACATCTGTGCCAGCTATTTCTATTGCTTCTATTGCACTCTGTAGTAGTAAAAATATTTTTTGAGCTTTAGCTAAAGATTTAGCGCATCTTGGACAATCACATGCGCAATCTATTAATTCATCTGTTAGTTTAGTTAAACAACAGTCAATATCACATTTAATTAATATTGGTACACAAGCATACTCTAATCCCATTTCTGATAAGCATGCTCTAAATACCCCATTTTCTGAAGGTAAGAGTCCTGTAGGTACATTTATATTACCTTTACCTTGTGCGTCATAGTTCATTATTGCAGTATAAGACTGCCCTGAACTTACTTCTGTTATTTTAATTTCTGCTTGAACTGAGGTTTGATCGTACTGATCTGCCTTTATAGTCAAGAATTTACAAGAGTTTACTACTTTTATATTTAGTGACATATTTTAAATTTTTGTAAAAAAAAGACTGACAGGGGAAACTAGTCCCCTGTGAGTCTTATATATTAAGAGATTATGATATATCTCCAGTTTGTACGTACTCTACGAACAAAGTAATTTTACCAGCATCAATGTTGTGGTCATTGTTAAGAGTTAACAATAATTCAACATCTGCGGCAGTATACAATAAAGTAGCGTCTCTTGCTACACCCATGTTAAGCTGTGTTAGAGCATTTCCATCTAAAGCATAGTTGTCTACTAAAGTCATACCAATACCTGCTGAATACTGAGCTGTATTACATGCAACTGCTGCAATGAAAGCTCCTGTAGCTCCAGTATAACCTAAAGCTAGAGTTGTTGAGTTATCATCATCATCAGTTACTGCTGTTTCACAGTATGTATAAGCACGAAGAATTAAAGATCCTTCAGGAATTATAATACTTTTACCTGCTACATAACCGTTATCACTATTAGTGCTTGTGCTTGGAGCATAAGATTTGTTAGTTGCTAAAGTACCGCTAACTCCTATATCCCAAACTGCTTTAACCATTGTAGGTTTATAAATGTTATTTGCCATTTTTGTTTATTTTTTAAGATTAATATTATAAGTTAACGTTTGCAAATCCAGCACTAAATAAGTAAGGATTAAGAACTCCTTCTAATGCTGAAGTTAACGCTGGTGTTCCATTATCAAAAGCTATATTTATTTCTATAATGTTATCAACACCATTGATTTGTGAACTTGATGATCCATCTTTAGTAGCTGCAATATGATACATATCATAAGTACCACCTACTAATGCAGTTTCAGCTGGAGTGTTTGGAAGGTGTCCTCTGTGGTAAAAACCATAATTTACACCTCTTGAAATATCTTCCAATTTACTTACATAGTGATAATCACCCACACCTCTTGATCCTGCAGTTTGTACTGATTCAGTCATTGTAGTTCCGTTACCGCCACCATCAATAGCTTCAAAAGAGAATTCAATTAAAACTAAATCTTCTTGAATTGATCCATCAGCTTTAGTTTCACCTTTTTTAAATCCAGTAAAATCAAGAGAAGTACCATTGTTAGTAATGTTACCATTAATCCAGTGAGGTAGGTCAGCATTAATAGCAGCAGTAAAAGCTGTACACTGAGTAGTTGGAGTTGCACCCGCAGCTACACTAATTGTGTATGACTTTTGCTCAAAAGGCTCATTACCGTTAGTTTTATTCATAACTTTAAGAGTGTGTTCTCCAGCTACTGTTGCATTAGTTGCAAATGCAGCTCTTTTAACCTGCGCAACTTGTGCTGCATATGATTTACCACTCCAGTTAATAACGTCTTTACCATAAATCCAAGGACTTACAATATTAGTTGTTCCGTTACCCTGTACGATTCTAAACTGTGCAGAGTCTGCGATTGTGTCTCCAGGTAACATACTTGTTGGTCCTGAAGCGCTTAGTTTTTGGACGTCTAAAGCTTTATTTGCTAATACTCCATCGGAGTTATAACTAACTGCTACATCGTTTCCAATATACAAATGTCTTGCCATTTTTTCTAATTTTTAAATTAATAATTATTCATTTTTACCCACTTCCGCTTCGTGAGTTTTGTATCGAGGGTCACTAATTCCCTCTAAAATACTGCTAACTGTCATATCTACAATCTCTTGATGAGAATGAGTAGGCAGCTCGCAATCAATCCCCAAAGATAGTGAAATTTGTTTGGGTTTTCTTATATAGGTTATTTTCACCCTATCTATTATAAATATATCACTCGTGTATATATCTATATAATCTCTTCGTATAGTTGTTATAGGAGATGTGTGTTTTGTAGTGTTAAAAGGGTCGTTTAATAGTTTAAAAATATCATCTTGTTGTACAAATCTATTAGACGAAACTACTCTTTGACCACCGTCAAGTGTTCTTTTAGTTTCTAGACTTTGTTCATCATAATTTAAATATGTTACATTATTAATAGAGCTTCCTGGCACACCTGTGCTTGTTGGATCACTAGGATCTCCTCTAAAATTTACATTAAGTTGAGACACCTCATTAGTTCCAGAAACTGCATTTGTTACAGTAGGATCCCAGTTTAACCAAGTTATATTAGTAATATCAGGTATAATTATAAATTGACCAGGAAAAAGCAATGAACCATAAGATTCCCAGTATACTTTTGTATATGGCATCCAATTAGCTGGGTCTATAAAAAATTGTCTAAATGCTTCAAGGTCTTGAGGGTATTGCCAATTGTTTGGTTGATTTGGTGTTTGCGTTAAACTATTAATGTTAACAATTAACTCTCCTAGTGAAGTATCATTAAAATCTGCAGTTATTGATATATAATCAAAAAATCCAGGACCATATCCAGTTACAGTATTAGTTGCAGGATCAGTTATAGGAAGATTAGGATGCCAAACATCATTTAACGGCAATAAAAAATATGCAGTTGGACTAAAGTTGTCGTAGTTAAATGATATTTTTTTACAATTATCTATAAGTACCTCAGATCTTTGATTTACTAAATACATGTAATCTGCAGGAAATTGAAACTGATCAACCCAAAAGTCTTCACTAAACTGCTCCTTAAATGTAACAGCAGCAGAATATTCTCTTACTAATGTTCTTAAATCATCAATTCTTTTTTGGCTTTGTTCAAAACCTTTCCCATACTTATTGTTCTTACCATATTTAGTATTAATAAATCTCATCATAGATTTATTTAATTCTATATCTATCTCTTCAGGTAATAGCATATCAGCTTGGAGTGAATTTATTTTATCCACTCCTTGCTGTATTGCTAAATGCATTTCTGTTACATTCATATTATGCTAACGCTAATTCTTTAAGTTTTGCTCTTAATATTGTTAACTTCCCAGAATTCTTTTTGTCTTTTAAATAAACAACAGTGTCTTCTGTAGTGTCTCCAAGAACCTCATCTATAAAAATTACTTGATTACCAATTTTTCTTAAAACACCAGCTGTTACCATCTCTTCAATCTCAGCTTTTAGTTCTAAGTTTTTATCAGTTGTAATTTTAATAAATTTTTTAGGTTCTTTATTCTTAATCTCATAAAGAGCATTTTCAATTTGTTCTACACTCATCCTGTCAGGATTACTGTTAGACATTAATCTTAATATTCTCTTCATGTTTGATGGATTAGAAGAAACTTTAATAAATTCTTTATCCGCATCTTTCTTAAGTTTAATAAGGTTATTTTTAACTTTATCATCTCTTGTAAGATCTTGGATATAAAATCTTTTATTGTAATCTTTATCCATTTCTTGTTTAGTTAAAGATACATGTGGGTGTTTAAGTGCAAAATTATATTTTATAAAATCCATAATGTTTAATGGTGTCCCATTTTCATCTTTACCGATTTCTAATTCTACTCCTGTAAACCCTACAGGTATTGTAAGTTCTGCCCAGAATTTTTTAGAATGTTTAGGCCAATCAACATGATCAGGATTAACATCTAAAATTCCTTGCATATACTTTTTTTCTTCAGATATGCTAAATGGTTTAAGTGGTTGTCTATTTACAAACACACTACTTAATTTCATTGTAGCTTCTGCTCTTACTGCTTTAGGTAAGTGACCATCTATGTCCTTTCTCCTTAAATACACTTTTTTTTCCATAATTCAGTTCTTTTAAAGTTTTAGTTAGTGGGTGTAAAGAATAACTCCCCGGATATATATTTGTAATTAAAGAAGCGGGGGATTGCTCCCCCACAACCTTAATCAAAAACCAATATATAGACGCAAATTAATGCCAAATTAAGATGCTGTACACTCGATGTCTAAAGAAGTATCAAAACGTCTAAGTGCGATACCTGCAGTTTTCAACATGTGTACAGACGCCCCGTCAACATCAGATGCTCTAGCATCAGATCCTGAGAATCCTCTAGGGACTACAGATCCAGCTACACACCATCTCATTGCCTCACGACCTTTCTTAGAAATCATTTGTAGGTTATTTTGTCCATCATAATTTGATTGATCAACAAATACCATTCTGTATGACTCTAAAGAGTATCCAGTAACAGGGTGTTTTGCACGAGCTTGAGCAACCGCACCGTGATCAAATAATGGTAATTTTACCACATTTACAGTGTGTCCATCTACGTGCTCGTACGTAGTGAAGTAACCAGTTAAACCTAAAGATCTACCAGAACCTGTGATGAATCTGTTTTCACCTCCAACTTTAAATGCATTACCTGCAGCTGAAAAGTGAGATTTTAAAGCCTCATCAAATTCTCTAGCACCTCCAGTACCAGTATAAAGAGTTACTTGTTTTTGAGCAGCATCAGTCATTTGATAAAATAAATCACCAATGATGTTCTTAAGTTTTGCTTCAGTCAAAGTAGAGTAAGTATCTTTGTTTACTATTTGCTCTAATAGACCTGGTCCTATAACAACTGGCTGACCATTTTCATCTTTCATGTAAGTCACACCATTTGAGTCATAAGACTTTTGACCATACCAGTAGTACATTTCACACTCTTCTTTAAAGTCAAGCATGTGTAAGTACTCTTCGTAGTCCATCCAAAGTTTAGTAGTAGATCCACCTTTAGTTGGTAGAGCAAATTCTGCTACATAATCTTTAGCGTTTCCAGACATGTGGTAAGATTTTCTAACTGTAGTTAGTTTATTTCTTACTTTACCTGGAGTTTCCCAGTTAGAAGCATTACCTCTAGAGAAGTCAGTTCCTACTGGTGCATACATTTGAGCCCAAAGAGCTCCTGCTGTAATATCCGCTGCTGCAACAGATGCTGAAGCTGCTGGATTTACTAATTGTAATGTATACTTGTATGAAGATCCACCAGCTACTTGCTGAGGCTCACTCATTATACGTGCTTGTACCCCTGATTGAGATATTAACACGTAAGGAAATACAAAATGTTTATCAGGAAATTCCAACTCAAAAGTTGCACCCCCAACACCAACACTTGATGTATTTGCTGGCGTCACCGCTACCGGTCTCGTTCTTAATCTATGTGTTGCCACACGATATTCATACTCCAAGCGGTCAATTGACTTTACATTACCAACACCTTCTGTTAAGAAAGATAGAGGGAATCTTTTATCATCTTTTCCTGCTAAATGAGTAATAATTGGAGACAGCTCAGTCGGTTTTGCCAATAATGCAGCCGATAGACTATTCATGTCTGTCATTTGCGAGTCATTGTAAAACGTTTTTTGAACGCTTATGTTTGTTCCGTTAATTGCCATATTCTAATTATTTTTAAAGTTATATACAAAATTCAAGTTGCCCTGAAGAATTGCCGTTGTTAAATCGATAGATCTAAATTATCTAAATCAACATTTTTACTTCTTCTTGTTGATCTTCGAGTAGATTTAACTCTATCTTCATTTCTACTAATACGTTCTCTCAACGTTTTAGCATTTTGGGTTCTAGCTTTAGTAGATATTAAATCACTTAAGTCAAATCCCGTGTACATTAGATAGTCAATAGCTAATTTTATTTCCATATCAGCTTCTGCATGATCTAAATCTCTTTGTGTGTAACCTTCTTTAGTTACAGGTGTCGATAGATAATCAAAGAAATCCTCTTTATCTTTTTTTGGTACTGATATACCAGCAAAAGAATCTGCATCCTCAATAGTATCAGAAACGTTAGCCCAAAACTTTTGAGTTTCAGCTTGTCTTGCTTCTGTTTCTTTTCTTTGTCTTTCTACCAACTGTTCTCTTTGGCTGTTTTGATGTTTAGCTAAAGCTGCCCTTGCAGCCTCTGCCTTTTGATACAATTTACCTGTATCTTCAAAGTCATTTAACATCTCTTCGATAAAATCATTATCATGTCCTTTTAATTCTAGGTAATCTCCTAAAATTGCTTTTTGAGATCTGTGGTCATCTTCCTCTATGTTAACCTGATCATAATCTAAATTAGGATCATAAGCTTCCATAAAATTTTGTGACTGTCCTCCAGCTAAAACATAATCTAAATGTTTTTTAACTAAAGGAAAAGCTTCAAGAACTTTATCAATTCTATCATCAGCCATTTGTGATGCTATATCTTCTGTCATAGCTGCTAAACCTTCAGCAGTATCATCATAGCTATCACCTTCTAGGTCATATCCTAGTTTATCTAAAATTTCTCCAACTACTGTAGAAGATTCTTCTGAGTCATCATCAGAGTCTTCTTCATACTCTTCCTGATCTTCTTCATCATATTCCTCTTCTTCTACTTCGTCTTCGTCAACCTCTTCTTCTTCGGTATTATCTAATCCAATATCCTCAAGAGGTTCTTCTGTATTTTCTACAGGTTGTTCTTCTTTGGTTTCTTCTACGGGTTCTACAGTTTCAGTAGCTACTCCGTCACCAGCAATCACCTCATCAAAAGAGATGTCATCTAGTTGTATTTTTTCATTCGGGTCCATATATATATTGTTTTATTAGTTTACAAAATTAGTAATTATATCTATATTTTTTATAGTTTATTATTTTTTGGTTTTTCTATTATTATATAACACTTTACCAACATCCATATCTACATTTTCTTTTCTTAGATTTAAAACCTCCTTTCTTTTTAAATAAATCAGGATTACTCAAATCAAATGTACCTCTATTACCATATGTAGATTTTAAGAATCTTCCAGGTTTATTACTGTATATTAAATCATCCATCCTACTACCATCAAATACATTTTTTATATTAGCATAATCAAATCCTCTTTTATCTGTCTCTAGAAATCTTGCAATATCATCAGTGCTTCTCGTTCCTTTTGGGCTGATTCTTAATTCTCCATATTGGTTTTTATATGAAATTCTAGGAATATCAAGACCTTCTGTTGTTTTTGTAGGTAATGTTTTAAAACCTCTTCCTCCGGCATCTATATTTAAAATATTTTTACTTTTAGGGTAATATAATTCAAGTATACCTCTACGAGTAGGATCATCTGCACCTTTAAATATCCTAT